AACAAGGCAACGCTGCAAATAACGGGCGGAACTAGTTTCACGTCAAAACTTTCCGGATCGGCAGCCGTTGAATCTATCGAAACCCCGGAGCCACTAGCGCAGCCGGGCACGTTTGTGAATTTTGATCGCAGCTCTACCGATGTTTCGGCGGTAGCGAAGCCAACTATTTTAGAGATTAACCTAAACCCCGGCGGAATCGGATCGGCGGTGAGCATGGTTACTTGGAATCAGCCGGGCGCGGGAGAGACATCAACGCAGGAAGTCATTTCACTAGGTCTATGGGTCGAGGATACGGGGAGCATTGATTAATATGGCACTAATAAGATTATCACCGGGAGTTTACCGCAACGCGCAGGGAAAAACGGTTTACTCAAAAGATGGCAAAACGGCTAGCGGTACCCCAGGCGGCAAAAAGGCCGATCCAAAGGCTAAAACCAGCAACGTTAGCGGCCAACAGATTGCGCAACAAACGCAAAACCTAGCGGGTCAGCAGCTAACGGAGGCTTCGCAGGACGGGGGTTTAGGGACGGCGTTTGTGTTGCCAGAAGACACCACCGGGCGCGTTGGGGCTGATACCGCTACCACGACGCGGCTAGCCGATGAAGCGTTTGCGCGGGTCAATCAGGATATCACTCGCCGTGAACAGGATGAGCGCGGGCAGCTACAGGCAGAGCTTGCAAATCGCGGCATCAACATCAATAACCCAGAAGATCCTACGTATAAGCGGTTTATGCAGGATCTAGAACGTAGGTTTGCAAACGAGAGAACGCAGCAACAGTCAGCAGCACAAGCGGGGGCAGTCAATACGCAGGTTGCGCTTGGTAGTTTCGGGCTACAGAACAGACAGAACCAAGTTTCTGAAAGTGCAGGGGTAAGAAATCAAAACCTTGCAGAGATTGAGAACCTTATTAACCTTGGATTGTTAGCGCGCAAACCAAACTACACGCAGCAAGAGTTAGACATTGCGCGAACCAACGCAAATCAAAGAAATAGCGGTGGGGGCGGACAGCCGGTGCAGAACAACCCGTTCAAGCAAGGTCTACCACCATCAGCGGGGCGATAATGGATCTAAAACTGTTTGCACAGGCGTTGTTAGGGCAAGGGGTAGACCAAGAGCTGGCCGGGGCTAACCCATACAAACCGTTCGAATCAATTGCGGATGCGGTTGGTCAGCGAGTCCTACAAAGCGCGACTAAGGGCGAGGATAGCACTAAAGATTTGATTTTATCAGGGTTGCTTACCGGCATTGGCGGCGGACTGTTTTCTAATCTAAGTGAGGATTACGCAGACACGCAGCGCGGGAGGCTACTATCAGCAGCGGGCGACATTTACGCAGGGAAGGACGTTGCGCGGCCTACTGGCATCCCTAGCAGCGTTTTCAACCAGCTTAAGACTAACGCCGCGTTAGGTCAGCTATCAACGCTAGAGGCCGATAAAGAGGCAGAGAAGGGGCTTAAGAATCTAGTAGCACAGGAAGCTATTAAACAGAGCCTAGCTAACCCATATGCAGCTAATAAGGTGCAAGCTGTGGCAAATAGCTTATTGGGGCTAGGCGGGGCACAGCCAGCGCAAACGGGCCTACCAGTATCTACCGGAGCGGCTAACCCATCTATCAAATCGCGTGATTATTACATGGAAGCGGCGGGCGGCGATGAGGGCTACGCTAAAGAGTTAATGCAGATGGATCGGGAAAGGGCCGCAAAGCGCGATTCTTTGATCAAGGAGTTTGTAGACCGCCCAGAGGTAAAGGTGTTCTCTGAGATGGCGCCAGATGTTGAATACTTGCGATCCATCAAGGATACGCCCGGAGCTCTATCAGACATCCCGTTTATCTATAAATTTATGAAGATAATCGATCCGGGTGCCGTTGTTAGAGAGTCGGACGCTGGCATGGTTATCGACTCAAAGAGCATCGATAGATCGCTACTAAGCAAATTGGAAAAATGGTTGAGCGGCAAACAAACGTTAGAGCTTAAAGATCGCAACGAATTGATTGACCTAGCGCAATCGTCAGCTAATTCACGCAAATCATTAATCGAAGGCATGAAGGTTGGCTATCAACAGCGGGCTAAGGAGTTAGGTTTTGATAACTTTGATGTGACTATTCCCGGCACCTCGATTGCTGATCTCGTACGAGATGAGGCAGTCGCGCAGGGGCTTGATCCAGACTTATTAGAGAGATTAGCGCGGCAAGAATCAAGCTTAAATCCGGCGGCGAGGTCTCCAAAGGGCGCGCAAGGGATTATGCAATTGATGCCAGCGACGGCAAAAGAGTTAGGCGTAGATCCGTTAGATGTCAGACAAAACATTAAAGGCGGCGTAACCTATTTTAATCAAATGCTTAAAAGGTTTGGAAACGTAGAGGATGCGCTAGCGGCATACAACGCGGGGCCGGGAGCATTAGAAGCAATCAAAGCCGGGAGGCAGACCATGCCGGACGAAACAACTAAATACGTTGCAAAGATACTAGGGAAGAAACTAGCGCCAGCGGCAAGCGGGGATGTGGAGCTAGCTAGCCTTATCGAGCAAGCAAAGAAGGCGGGAGCATCCAACGCCGAGATCAGAGAGTCAGTAATGAAAAGGTTGGGGTTAAATGGCTGATAAAAACGACATTCTAACGATGATAGCGGGCGGCGGATCTAGTTACTCGTCGCCAGAAATGGACGTAAAAGCCGAGGCCAAGCGCATTGTTGCGGAAGAACCACCGAGCATCCTAACGGGCTTACTACGATCCTTTCAGCAAGGTGGGCTGTTAGGCGCAGCCGATGAGCTTGAGGCGTATTCAACGGCGTCGGGGCCGGATAGCGCCGCAGTTCAGGATCTCACTAGAGAAATCATCCGAGAAGAAAACCGTCGGTTTGCAGAGGATAGCCCTTATCTAAGCATGGCCGGAAACATAGCCGGGTCCATTCCATCAGCGCTATTGGCAGCTCCTACGGGGTTATTTGCTAGAACGGCGCTCGGGGCCGGGATGGGCGGCGCCTACGGGTTTGGAAGCGGTGAGGGTAGCGCCGGAGAGCGGGTGTCTCCAGCCGTTATAGGAGCTGTTACGGGCGGCGGGGCGGCGGCATTGGCACCGGTTGCTGTCAAAGGTTTGGCGCGAGGCGGACAAGCCGCGTTAGATGCGCTAAATCAGGCTGGTAGCGTTTCGGGTCAAAGGGGGGCAATTGGGCGCGACATAGCGAACATTTTAATGCGCAAAGGCGATTTACGACCAGAGGAGGCGCTTCTCATTAAGGCGCTAAAGGATCAATCGCCGGACGCCATTCCGCTAATGCGACAAACTATTTTAGAGGGTCAGGCGCAGGGGACGCCGCTAGTAGCAGCTGATGTGGTTGGGCCAAGAGCCAAAGCATACGCCGATGTGTTAGCCAACGTATCGCCGGAAGGTATGGAAATCGCGCCGGGAATCATGGCGCCGCGTGACTTTCTCGACACAAGATTAATGCAGCAACCGGGCAGGGTCGAAAACCTAGTTTCGTACCTAAGCCCAGAAAGTACAGCGGATGCGGCAGATGCGGCAGCGCGAAAGATCGCGCAGGAAGCAAACGCCGCGTTTGAAAAGATTAGAGAGGCCAACGCCGCCGACGCATACGGTAAGATCAGCACCTACCAGATGACGCCGGAGCTATACGAAGCAACTAACAAGCCAGCGATTCAAGGCGCCATTGAGTATCTACAAAACGATCCAATTTTTGCGCAGAAATACGCTAAAATGGGTGTGCAAGATCCGCGATTGCTAGTGATGGCTCGAAAGCGAGCGGGCGAAGAGGCTAGAGCATTGGGCACTAGCGACAAGGGATTGCAGCAAATCAAATCGGCAGAAATGTTCGATCAGCGCCAGGCATTAACCGACGCCATGAACGCACAACCAGAGTTCACAGCCGCCAACGCTAAGTTTATTGAGGATAGCCAGCCGATTAACCAGCTATTTGAAGGCAATCAGATAACGGGCGAGGCCGGATTTATTGCGCAGCTACTCGAAACTAAGGGAATGACTAGCAAGAACGCCGGAGAAATCATCTTGCAAATGTCCCCTGAGCAAATCGAGCAAACCAAAACGCTACTAGGCGACAAGGGTACTAAGTTAATGCGGGCCGGGGTAAAGTCTTATGTAATGGATCTAGCTGATAAAACCGTTATCGGTACAAGCGGGGCAGAGCGCAATATCGCTAAGTTGCCCGCTAAGATTAAAGCTATTACGGCAGCGCTGGGAGAAGAAGAAGCGAACAAGCTGTTTAAGAAATTGAAGTTCGAGCAGCTAGTAACAAAAAGCGCAAGCCGATATGCGCCGGGCTCACAAACCGCAGGAAGGACGGCAGCCGAGGCCGATTTGAACAAGCAAGTTGCAAGTTTGCAAAACCTTAAACGCGCATTGACTCCGAGCCAGTGGATTCAAACAGGTGATGAGCTATTAAGCATAGACGATAGCGACGTAACGAAAAAGGCGCTAGCAAAGTTGCTGTTTGATCCGTATTCATCGGCGCAGTTTTTTGCAAACCGGGGACAGCTTGCACAAGACTTAGCAGCTAGAAACGAGGCAACGGGAGCATTGATTCAATATCTAGCGCCGAAAGCTTCTCAGGTTGGGGCACAAACGACATCGGGAGCAGCTAATAGGAGGTTAAAAGAATGAGCATCAAAGGAGTATTGAACGCATCGGCAATCCTACTCAGTTGCATCAGCGGGTTGCTGGCGTTTGCTACGTTCGTGCTTTCCTCGTTTTACAGCACCGCAATTGCGGAATGGAAGGATACGAAAGTTTTTCGCGAGCAAACACAAATGCGCTTGCAGTTACTTGAGGCAACGTTTGAAGCACAACAACGCGAAACGTCCCGCGACATCCAAGAAATCAACCACAAACTAGATTCGATCCTTGAGGTGAAACTAAAGAGGGTGCCGCCACAATGAGCTTTATTGACGATTGCATGCTCATGATTAAGATTGAGGAGGGATGGCGGGCGCATCCCTACGACGATGTTACGGGGCGACCGGTACGAGCCCCGATGGGCAAGATAACGATTGGATATGGGTTTAACCTCGCGGATCGCGGGATGCCGGTTCAGATCGGCAACCTATGGCTCTTAAACCTTCTTACCGAAGTTATCAAAGAGTGCGAAACGCTAGCGGCCTATACTCATTTGTCCGACGCCAGGAAAATGGTGTTAGTGGATATGATATTTAATATGGGATTCCCAGCGGTCAGCAAGTTTAAGCTATTTCTAGCGGCGCTAGGTCGCCAAGATTGGGCCACCGCAGCAAAGGAGATCGAAAACAGCGCTTACTTTCAGCAAGTGCCAACGAGGGCGGGGCGTAAGATTGAAATGATTCTAAAAGACGAGAATGTATACCTATGATGGAGCCGGGCGCTGAAAGGCTCCCGGAACTATCAAAGTGCTCGTTGCCGCCTGTGCCGTTAAGGCACGATTCCCGCTCCGAGTTTGCGTTGTGCGAGCTATTCAAGCGCTACATACCGGGATGGGTGCCGGTTATGGGGAACACCTTTCAGGTACCTATTAGAGACAAGCGCATTGATTTTTTGATCGGCAAAACGTTTGTTGAGTTTCACCCGATCTTAGTGATTCGAGAGCTAAAAGACAGCGATGCTACAGCACTTTTCAGGCAGATGTATAAGCGCGGAAATCACTTCGAGAAACAGCAACTAGCAGAGCTTTTAACGCTTGAGCTGCGGGCGCAGTATTCCGCTAGGCGGTGGCAGCTAATTCAGCATAGCGAGCACCGGGGTAAAGAGCTTATAGTATGCGGCAACGAAGTAGATATTTACAAAAACATAGTGAATAGATTCTCTAAAGAGCCGCCTGGATTAAAGGTGTTTTGTAGAGAATTTTCAGAGTTGATTGAGGCATGCAAGCTATGATGTGGGGACTGGATCATTTAGGACTAGCAAAATATGGAAATTTGGCACTCGCGGAACATCCCGAAGGTTGGGCGCTTGGCGCGTTTTCTCAGACATTCGGTGACGCAATACCAGCCGTTAAGCGCATCATCGATTCGGGCCGCTGCCCTCGTATCAGATTGCACCTACTGTGGAAAGACGATCATAACTTTGGTGCGAGGGAGTTTGAAGCGATTAGGCGCGAGGCTAGGCGTATTCGTCCGTTCTATGATGCCTACAAAAGCAAGGCCGAAATAAGGATTTCAGGGGCATGTGAACACAAGCTAAAACGTGCCGATGCGGAACGGTTAAAGGCTATCGTACAACGTGAACTACCGGGGGTTGCCTATGTCAATACACCATGGATCAAGGGCGGCGGTCAGACGATTTCAGGGATTAATGAAATCCACGGCAATGAAGCCCGCGCTATTGGAGGCGTCTATGACTTTAGCTTTGATGGTAACAATGCAGTTGATAGCGATGTGGTATCTATTGCTAAGCGATTAAGCGGCGCGGATACGTTTTATATCTGGAACAGTCAGTGTAACGGGCGGAAAACTACAGCGGATAAAACGCCAAGACCAGAGCGCAAGGCGTGGCCTACAAGCCGGTATATTGATAGCTGGATAGCTCTTTCACGATTGCCGGTTGGTAAGACTAGCCTACCTGCTAAATGGATCTACAAGTCACACGCCGATCAACATGATGTCCCGCCGGAGCCAAGGGCCGGAAAACCTGTTTGGATATGCCCGATAAAGGCCGGTGAGATAATTGTTAGGTGTCGCAACGGTCAGATCGTGGATAGGGCTAAGTATTACGGAACATTCACGGGCGGCGGATACCGTTTTTATGGTGGCGAATGGGGCTACCTTACGGCAGAAAAGGCACGTAGAATCCAGGGAGACACACTTTGTCAGGTAGTTATCAACGGCAAAGTGGTGGGAGTAATTGATCCTAGTTTTCGGGCAGGTAGCTTTAGATAGGAGATTTATGGGTAACGTATTTTCAAAAGTTAAGGGATTTTTCGCTAGCGGTACTATCCTTGCAAACATCGGTGTTTTGCTTGCAGCGCTTGATCAGTTGGTGGGCCAGCTTGAATCTATACAACCGTTGCTACCGCCTAAAGCGAGCGCGGCAGTTGTCGGGGTGTTGGCAGTTATCGCAATTATTCGCCGTGTTGCTGCATCAGCTAAGATTGTTGGGCTTTTTTAGTTCCGGCGAATCCCAGGCATAGCGCCCAACCGCCCTTGCTATCGGCCAGTAGCGGCAGATGTCACCGTACATTTGGCAGCGCTTCATAGTGTCTACTTGCGCGTGAGCTTCGATTGCCCACCGCCAGAACAGATCCGCGTCTACTTCAGACAAGCGCTTGCCGTTAGCGGATGCATTTTCAAACTCATAGTCGTGAAGCCGCGCCGCCCTTTGCATCCAGTCGCAGCGTGGCGAGGGTAAGCGAAATGGTCCCATTCCGGCGCTATCGTCAGCCTCAGGGGGAAACAGGTTTATCAGCCATTTAAGCGGATTCATTCTTTATGCCTTTTTAACCAGCTTGGCAGCCTTGGCGACGATTTCAGCGTGGCGCTCGGCAGTTGTACCGTTTTTTTGAAGTGCTACCAGAGAGCCGCTAGCGACGCCTAGCAGCCTACACGTTTCACTAAACCCGTGTTTTGCTATTAGCTTGCGTATATTGTCAGCCAGTTGTCCCATATAAATTAAGATACTTCACCAAACGAAAAGACTCAAGAAGTTTACGAATCTTTCGATAGGCTCTTTACATCGAACGGTAAAGTAGTTTACTGTTTGAAGATAGGAGAATATGAACATGGACAACGAAAACAACGAAAGAATACCAGAGGGTTTTGACGAACCAGCAGACATCGATCTTGCTTGGATGGATGTCTCGTCAGCGCTGCGGACGCTAAAGAGCGCAGATGAGCGAGAAGCGGGGCTGTATCGGGAGCTAATCGAGGCAACTAGCGTAGCGCTAGCCGCTATCGAGGCGGCTTTGAAGCCCTCGCAAAGCACCGGAAACGTACCATTTTAAGGGGGAGAATATGACACAGGAACTAGCGACAATTAACTACGGAGCGCCTGAGATTGTGCGGACGCTCAAGGAAACGGTAGCGCAGGGGCTAACGGATAGCGAATTTAAGCTATTCGCGGAGCACTGTAAGAGCACTGGCCTAAACCCCTTTAAGAAGGAGGTGTGGGCAATCAAGGCGGGCGGGCGTCTACAAATTATGACTGGCATCGGCGGCTATCTTGCGATTGCAAACAAGCATCCTGAGTTTGATGGGATGGTTGTTACTGTCGATAACGACGAGAAGCCGACAAAGGCTATCTGCCTAGTCTACCGCAAGGACAGGAAGTACCCATCCGAGGGTGTGGCGCTCATCTCGGAATACCGCAAGGAAACGCCGATCTGGAAATCGATGCCGCGAGTGATGCTAACAAAGGTGGCGAAATCTATCGCGCTACGTGAGGCGTTTCCGCAGGAGTTTAACGGCATCTACACGGAGGAAGAAATGCCCGCCGAATACTCTGCAAAGGCCGTTCCAGAGGCGGCTCCACAACCACAGCAAGCCAAGCAGCCGGAGGTTATGACCGCAACGCACTACTATAACCTCGCCAGCGTTCCTGTCGAAAAGCAGGACGCAGCGATTGCTATATTGAAAGCGGCGAGCGCCGAACAGGTCACACTCGATAGTTGGAAAAGCCCGGTGGAAATCAAAAAGCTAGCGGCATTCAAAACGGCGAGTCTAGAGGCGGTGCGTGGCTAAGTCGTTTATCGGATTGATTGATGAGATTGCCGACTCGCCGAAGCTGCGCAAGCGGTTAGACGAGTTAAGCAAGAAAGCAGCAGAAAGAAGGGTTAAGAAATTAAGGGAAATATGGAAAAGCAGACACAGGAAC